CGATGCTTACGAAGAAGGTGGTGATGTCTTGGGTTCAGACGATAGGCAACAGCCGAGTGCATCGGATATTGATATTTTGAAATCGGTGATGGAAGCACAATATCCAGTTCTGAAAGGTCTCGATTATGAGGATACCCTAGATACTTACCAACAAAGGCTAGGCGCAATGGCGCCAGCTCCAAAAAAGATGGATTTTTTCCAGCTTGCATCCGAGCTTGGAGCAGGCTTGCTTTCTACGCCCAATGTTGGTGGCGCATCTGCATTTACTGGTTTGGGTGTTGGTTTTACAAGAGCTTCTGATTATTTGAGAAAGATACAAGAAGATACTGATAAGAGAAACGAACAAATAAAAATGCAAGCCATGCAACTTGCGATGCAGGATGAACAAAAAGCGAATGATTTTTTGACCGAAATGGCTATCAAAGCCATTGATAATGCAAATAAAGATGTGGATTACATTACTTTGCAATGGCAAGAACCAGATGCAGATGGGGTCATGCAAGTCAAAACACAAAGGTTTGCAGACACATCAAACAATCAAGGTGCGATCAATGATTTAGTTGAGAAGTACAATGCAACAGAAATAAAGCCGATTACTGCGCAAACGATGATTCAGACTGGCGGTGGCGATATTGAAAAAGAATACACAAAAAGAATTTTAGACGATTCTGACCTGTATCAAGAAAAATCAAGCGCAGCCAGTTTAGTAGTGGATCAAATCAACACTGCTTATTTGCTTGCACAACAAGTCGGTTCTGAAAATTTTGGTCCTTTTGAGGCTGCAACCCTTACCATGAGATCTATGTTGGATGGGTTGGGTTTCGATACATACATCGATGATAAGAAAATTGGACCACAAAAAGCGCTGAATCAACTGTCTATGAGCTTTACAATGGCTATTGTTTCACAGACAAAGGGTGCAATCTCTAATAGAGAAATGCAGTTGTTTATAGACGCATCACCCGGTTTGGGATCAACCTATGAAGGTTATATGAAACAACTGGAGCTGTTAGAGCGTTTTTCAAGAAGGGACAGAGATTTTTATTTTGATTATTTGGAAAAGATGGATGAGATTGAGGACAGACAACCGCCTGTTTCAGAGCAAAAAAAATATTCAGAATTAGAAAAGTACGCAGAAGAATGGAGAGATGACCCAAAAAATTCTTTGTTTACTCCAGAAGAGACCGAAATGTTAGAAAATGTTGTAAAAACAAGGCAGGGTCTTGCTGATGATTTCGTACCAAGAGATTTCGAAAAACTTTTTAATGAGAAAAAAGAAGAGATTGCTAAGAAAGCTAAAATTGAGTCAGCCATCAGCAGTCAAGGCAATCAAGATGAACTCATAAAAATGCGTGATGAAATTGCATCGAAGTTGAACAACAATGAATACCCTGATGATGAGATTGAAGAGCGTAAAAAACAGCTTAGAGAACTCAATGCTGCATTGGCAAGTGGTTAGTCGTTATGGGTGTTATTGAAGATCAAGAGCGAATAGACAGGCTTATACAAAGAAACAGACTGGTCAATCAGGCAAGTGATGACTACATGATGCGCAAAGCCAGAGCAAATTTGTTTATGGATCAAGACTCCATGATCGAATATTTGGCATCTGAGAGGTTTCCAAATGACCCAATGGGCGCTTACAGATATGTTGTCAAAGAAGGCGATCTTTATTATCAAGACCCAAATGGTGAGTTCGGCATTGATGGTATTACTTACTCACAAGAGTTTCCAGATTTAAGAGACTACGGTATTTTTGCAGACAATATCGTGCCTAACATTATGCCTACTGCGACCTTTGTTGCCGATGTAAGTGGTGGTATTGCTGGTGCAAAGAAAGGCTTTGAAAAAGGATTACAGCTTGCTGCAAGAGGTCCAAAGAATCCTTGGGTAGCAGGTGCGACTATATTAAGTTCTACAGCAGCAGGTGGTTTCGGTGGTAATTTAATGATTGGTGCCATCCCAAGAGGCGCAAATCTTGCGATGATCGATCAGTTCTATAATGTTTCACCAGAGGAGTTGGCTGCTTCTATTCGTGATCTGGGTATATCCAGTGGTTTCTCTGCAATACCATTTGGCACTGGTCCAACCAGAAGGGTCGTAAACAAGTTTCTTGGCAAAGAGGAAACACTGAATTATTTGGTTCAGTTAAGAGGTGAAACCGATGAAATCATACAAGAAGCCAGACGATTTGGTTTTGATTTAACCCCAGCCGAAGCTGCCGAGATCGGTGGTAAGGGTGCTCAAATACAACATTTTTTGAGTGCACAACCACAGATTACGAAGATCAATAATTTTTATGGCAACCGAGCCAGTCAGGTTAGAGAAGCGATAGAAGTTTTTGCCGATGAGATTGGTTCTGGAAAAACCGTTGGAGATATAAATACGAGAATAAAGGTAGCCAGCGACTTTTTAAAAGAAGAGCTACATAGACGCAGGAAGATGAGAGCAAGAAAAATATATGACTACATAAAAACCATACCCGGTGGGGTGAAGGTGGACAATGTGGATAAACTGGTTTCTAAAATTGATGATGCGCTCGCTGGCAAAATATTCGATCCACAAACAGGCGAGTTAGTGAACACCATCAAAGTTTCAGACGAAACCATTAAAAATTTAACCAAACTCAGAAATCAATTTTTTGATGCCGATGGAAACATCATTGATGATCTTTCTTCTCTTGACCAAAGAAGAACAACTGGTATGCAAAAACTATTCAAAAAAGTTTTGAAACAAGGCACAGATGATGTGGCTACTGTTGGTGGTATCATGAGTGATTTAACCGCTTTGATGGATGAGGCTGAACCGCTTTACAGGAAAGCAAGAAAAGCATGGGACCCAAACAAACCCTCTATTTTGAATACTGAAATGGGTGCGATTGGCAGGATTGCAAATGCTATGACAGACAAACAGACAGCCACAGCGATGAAAAACTTGTTTGATCCGAATGTATCTGTGCAATCATTGCGGAACGCAAAAAGATTATTGTCAACTGTAGATCCAGATACTTTTAAAGATGTAAAAAAAGAATTTATTTTGCAGAACTTGGATAAAATGACACGGATGGATCAGATTGAGCAAGGTCTGCCAGCTTTCCAAAGGTTTATGTCAAAAACCAATATCAATAAAATGATGGAGGTTATGCTTGAACCTGATGAGTTTGCACAATGGAGCAGAATGACTGACCTAATGGGTAGGGCGTTTTCTGTAACTAAAGGCGGATCGCCAACACAACCGTTTCAAGCGATAGAAGAAATTATTTCCAGAGAAGGACAAAACTTAACATCTAAGGGAATTAACGCCACCATGTCCTTAGTAAATTTACCCGGTCGTATTTTGTCTGGTCAAATTGGTGATGATCTTGTAAAAAGTATTTCTTCGAAACAAACAGAAGCATATATGCAAAAATTAGCTGATCTGTTGGTCGATCCAGACGCAGCAAAAACAATAGATGAAATCTATAACATATTTGAGGCAGGTGAATATGCTGTCAAACAAATTGGAACCAGAGGTGTTGTCGAAGGGGCTGAAGCCGTGACAGATGATGATGTCAGACCTTACATGGGCACACCGATGACCGAAGGATTAAGAGGTCAGATCCAAGACTTCCAAATGCCACAGGTCGATGCGCCATTGTTTGAGCCAGAAGCAGATCTGGCACCACAGGAAATGTTGTCGCCAACTATTTTGCCCAGCGAAAAAGATCGTGAGATTGCTTCAAGACAACTCGGTATCGGTAGTCTCGCCTAAGTCTGAATCGTTGGTCGCTTCGATCATCGCACCATAGACATCGAAATTTAACTCATGTCCCATGATGACTTCGCCATCAATGTTGACCATTAGGTTTCTGGCAATCAATCGCAACATCGCGGTTTGATGAAATAAATTCATGCGATTAAACATTTCGAGAACTTCGCTGGGGTGCTCGATTTCTTTAGAAGCAACGACTTGCTTCTGTTTCTTGGATTTGCCGAACATCAATTCTTCTCGTCTTGGATCACCAAGTTTTGATACGCTCTGTCGATCAGAACTTTCAACTGGTCGATCTTAGATCGCATCTCTACATGGCAAACTGCTTCGAGCTTCTCATAGGTATCAAAGTCAACCGCTAGGCTCTTCCTGCCCTTTGGATATTTGACCGTCTTCTCTGGTTTTTGTATTGCTTCTGCTTCCATTTCTCTCCTCATAGATTGCTATTAGACCCTTGTAGGTTTTTACGATTATACACAAAGTTGTAAACATTTACACAAAAATATGCGTTTTTGCTCAAAAAATATGTGCAAAAAAAAGATGAAAATAAGTGTATAAATAGTTGTACATTTGTGTAAAAAAGTGTATATTATAAATGTAAATGATGATTACTAACAAAAAAACGGAGGACAAAATGAGTGAGATCTTTCACGACATTGTAGGGGTTAGATGCCCCATTCTTAATTTCAATATTTTTATCGCGTTGCCAGCAGGTCTAGTCTGGTACGCACTTTTTCTTATGGAGGCAATATAGACATGATGTATTTTTACAATATACACAACAAGAACGCCATTCTCGAAGAGGGTTTGGGAATTGAATCAAGAGACGGTAGCCCTGCTACTGGCTGGGATCTTTGGACCGAGATGATGCGTTATCCAGATCGTTTCAAGCCAGAGTATTGGAAATACTATAGCTGTGTCGCAACGATTGATTGCGAGACAGTCAATGATTCTTTTAGGTTGACCAACTGTGAAGAATCATTCGCCAACAATTATTATGGCAAAGTCACTCCTTTGACTGGCAACGGTAGTTTTTCATCAATGAGTGTTGGAGACATCGTACTCAACGATGATGGGTTTTGGATGTGCGACAAATATGGTTGGACAGAGCTCAAAGAACTTAACGAGTGGAGAGCAGAGAACATGGCTAAGACGGAGGCTTTCAGAACCAGCGTCTTGGCAGATTATATACACGATGAGGAGGTGGCATGATGTATGAAGAAAAAATCGGTAGGCATCGAGCTTACAAAATGTGGGTCGGCTATGGCATCAGAGAGGGTGAGACTTGGAAATTAGAGTTCAGCTCCAACGATGACATTACAGTTAGAGAGTATGTCAACAAAAAAATGGAAGATGCGATTTCAAAAGCTCACGAGGAAAATCGTGGTTTGAATGAAGTCTGGAAATATGTCGATTACGGCACAGATGTAATAATTGAACGAGAAGATTGGTAGGAGGACCATGATGAAATATAAATACACAGTAAATGAAGGTAAATACGAGGGCATGAGTGCCATTGGTAAAACACCAGAAAGAGCCAAAGAAAACTTAAAGAAAAAGGTCGTCAAAGAAGGAATGAAGTTGACGCCAGTTGAAATGGCATTGATACGCACTGCTCTTAATTACGCTGCTGAAATGAACGACGGCGAAAACATAAACGATGTTGAGGGATTTAACTCTGATCTTGTTCATGAACTTACAGAGTCTATCTTAGCAAAACTTATGTTTGCAAAAATCTATACACCAGATGATAGATCTTGCAGTGAGCTTTTCGCAGATTATACACACCATGTTGCTAATTCTTATTATGAAATAGAGGAGGATGAGTGATGAAACTAATCACTAAAGAGATAGCTGCCAAACTATCAAAAAATATTGGCGATTCAAATGTTGATATGCCTTACTTGAAGTTGTTTAACCCAGTGGGTTCAGCGACTTGGCTTATCACAGAATACAAGGAAGAGTCTGGTAGGCTCTTCGGCTTGTGTGATCTTGGCATGGGTTTTCCTGAGCTTGGTTATGTGAGCCTGCATGAACTTGAGTCAATTCGTTTGCCGATGGGCTTGGGGATTGAGCGAGACATGTATTTTGAACCAACTAAAACTCTAGCTGAGTATGCAAGTGATGCTCGAAAAGCTGGACACATTGACACTTATGGAGGTGAGTGATGGAATATATTTTATACATTAGAAAAAATGGTGATGCTGATTACATGGAGAACATAGCTCTAACATCTTTTGATGTTAAAGAAATAAATGAAGCTGCAAAAGTTTGCGAAACCAAAGGTTTTATAACAAGAATTGCAACTTATAATGGCGGAGCTCCAGACTTTAGTAATCCAAACTTAATAAACATTGGAGGTGCGTGATGAATGATAAATCAATAGGAAATTACTGGAATGACACTGGTACTTACGAAGAGCTTGGAAAAAAACTTGATAAGTTGATTCCAGTAGGAGGTTCAGTCGAAAATCCGAAAGAGAACCCAAAGCTCGAAAGATACCGAAAAATGTGCAACGCTTATTATGATTTGTTTTGTAATGGTGGTGGAAATTCTTGTCGCAGAACTGCTTACTTTTTTCCCAAAGCTATTTATTGGGCGAACCGAAATAATTGGAATGAGTGTTATTTGATAACAGAGCCCATCATGGATAAAGCAATTTTGCTTGCTGCCAAAGAAGCTGGCTTCATCGATACTGGAGGTGAGTGATGAAAAAAATGAATGAGATAGATACTTCATTTGATAACCCTATGAGGAGTCATGTCAGCGAAAGTTACAAAATTCTTGTAGAAATAAACTCTAAAATATCAGAACTCTTGGAGCTCAATAATCCAGATTTCAAATTAACTGTGACTACTGAGCCAAGGACAGATATTCTCGGTTGTAAAATGTATGTGGATTTAGTTGAAAAAGCATACGGTGAAGACTAGCTAACAATCTGATCTGTCACATGGTATATTTATCGTGTGACAGATTATCATTTAAAGAACTATTTGCTATCGATGCAATCGCATTGGTGTATCAACCATGCGCTTTATGAATCCGTCCAAAACACATTGCCACTGATCGCAAAGTTCAATGCTGGTGATGGCACCACTCGTCTGGAAGAAACACCGATCAAGAAACATCTAAAGAAGATCCACCCAGAGATTTACAAGGTGCCACTGTTTCGCAGGCACTTTTGCAAACTGATGATGGACGAGATCAAGCACATGCAAAAGGAATTTAGTTTTGAGATGAACAAGGACGAGGACGAGTTGCGCCAGATCCCAGAGATCGTTCTGAGTGAGCGTTGCCCAGAGTTGTATCGCAACATGTGGTTCATTGTGCAAACCGTTTTGAATCCAATTTTCTTCTCGATCTGGCAAAGACATTGTGGATCCATAGCAAGTGTGCAGATCGCCAACTACAATCTGAAAGACAAACAACAAGGTGCATGGCATCATGACGAGAGCGCAGATCTCACGGTTGTCGTGCCACTGAATACTGGGAAGTACGAAGGTGGCGGTACGGAATTTTATAATTATGGGATCGTAGATCCGTTACCGAGTGGTCATGCTTTGATCTTTCCAAGTTTCATACACATGCACAGAGGTTTGCCAGTCGATACTGGAGATCGCTACTTACTTGTTTTCTGGCTGTATGATCGCAGTCGTGTCAACTACCTGTACGAAAACGCTCTACCATAGATCGTTTAGATCAACCGTCATGGGTCCTTCCATGTTGTAAGGCTTGAATGTGTTTTCCTTTTTGGCTCTCAACAAGGTTTGCAAGGCTTGCTCGTTCTTGGCTGACGCATATTCAATGGCTTCATCGCTCATGCGATAAATTGCGTATGGATATGGGTGTTGTTTTTCTTGCGCCAAGAAATAAAACGAATCGGCTCTGAGCCCATTTGCACGGCAAGCATACAAATACAATGCTGCCTGCATGTGATAACGAAACATATTGATTGCTCTTTTGAATCCTTGTGGTGAAGCATCACGGCAGGTTTTTAGATCCCATGCGTTCTCACCGTCATACCAGTCCAGCCGAGACTTAAATGGCACACCGTGGTACATGTAACAAAGTGTGAGCTCAACTTTGTGATCTTCTTTTGGAATGTAATCGGACAGCGCTTCTCTTCGATCCATGCAAGTTTCATACATGTCTTTTGTAATTGCAGTCATGTTTCCAATCTCATCTATAAACTTCTGATACTCTTCTTTGCCAGCTTTGGTTCTGCGATTGATGTCTGGCTGGATCACAAACTCTTTATCAAAGTTGTGATGCTCCAGAAAAACCGTGTGTTGTACTCTGCCTTCTAAAAGCGCTGGTGTTTCTGATAATTCGCTTCGGTTCTTCCAAGTGTAAGGACACTTGGATATGGTCATGAGATCGTGAGAACTGTGAGCATCGATTGCCCTGTACTCATCAAATGGTATGTCGTCAAAGACGCCTTCTTTAAATTCCATGTTGCCTCCTAGAATGGTTCATCTATCGGAAACGGCTCTTCCAGCTCAACCTTTTGAACCAGTCGATCCAAATACCATTGCGCTTTTTTAAGGTCGTTCATTGGGTCCTTTTTATGTTCCCATCTGTGAAGATACTTGAACACGGATCCGAGTAGATAATATTTAAAATTTTTGCCCAGTTGTTGCTCGATGTACTCGATGCTTTCAAGTGGTGCTTTCTTGTAATGTTCTGGATTGATTTTATCGGTCATAATTTTTCTCTATAGGACATTGGGTGAACAGTATTTAACAAACAATGGTGAACACATTTAGGGATTCACCCAATGCCACAATTAGTTAAGGCGATGAGGTTGGGAGGTTGTTTTTGATGATTACCTTTTTCCTCATCGCCCACCCTCTTGACTCAAAAGGGGATTTCATCGTCAGCGAAATCATTGGAGGTGTCTTCCTGCTGACTCTCCTCTTTTTTAGCTGCCAAGAGTTCGAAGCTCTCATTGATGTCGTTCTGGATAAACTCTGGGAGTCCATCGAACACATCGCACATCGCTTTTGTTTCATCATTGCTGTTGCCATCGAACTCGTTGCAATAAACATCGAGGTCGAATACAACCGCTTCATTGATGGTTTCTTTTGTGGTGAAATCATCTGGTTTAAAGATCGCTTTGATGACTGCGTTGCCATTGTCATTGTGCTCAACATGCAAAGTCGCTGGTGCGCCAACCATTTTAGCAACATCGAACCCATCGAGCTCTTCTTTACTGAATGGTCTGCCACGCCAAGTCACTAGATCTTTATATAGTGTTGCGTTTTCATTTAGAGATGCAGTGTACTTTCGACCCAAGACAAATGGTTTCCCAGCATTGGCACCTTCGGTCATGAGTTGATCTTGCAACTCCCAAGTGACACGCAATGTCTTTCTTTTCTTTGGCGGATTATCTTTCCACTGTTCTTCTCTTGTACCGAGATCAACGATGCTATAACATACACCGAGGTACTCGCCTTCTGGACAGATTTCTTTTTCGAAACCGTCAGCACTTATGTTTAGTCCCATAAGACCCTCCTGATTTGATTATTTTATAAATTAGTGTAAGATCATATACATTTATACAATATAGTGCAACTTTTTATTTAGGGACAAAAACATGGGACTGAACATCAAACGACCAAACAAGAACTTCGACAAACCTTTTTCAACAGACTATCAAAATCAATTCCTGAGCTTCATGAATGGACATGGCATGGAGCCTGACCCCAAGGTTGGGCTGGTGGTTGATGGGAGCATTGGTCGTGCTTACATCAACATCGGTGGTGACAGGAAGCTGTCGGGTTGGTACCAACTCTGGTTAAACCAATCCGTCCCTTTTGGAAGAATCGGAGATTACCGAATTTCGGTGGACGACCCGACAGCGACTTGGAAGCCAGAGAACGAAAACAATTATCGCATGACGCAAGACCAGATCGATGAGATCAAAAAACTGCGTAGAGATGTGGAGATCAAGAAGGCAGAAAAGTATTCCAAGACTGCGAAGAAGGCACAGACTCTCTGGGACGAAGCCAGAGCTTGCGAGAAGCATCCATATTTAGAAAAGAAGCAAGTCCTCAGCTATGGTCTTAAAATTGATTCTGGTGGGCGTTTAATGATCCCAATGTATGACAAAGATTTGTCTATTGTCGGACTTCAATATATATCCGAGGACGGCACCAAGCGTTTCCTTACTGGTTCCAAAAAAAGCGGATGCTTTTTTGTCCTTGGACAAGAGGTGTTGAAAACCAGCGAGAAAGTTTATTACGCTGAAGGTTACGCCACAGCAGCTTCCGTTTATCAAGACATGTCACAGCCTGTCGTGATCGCTTGGGACGCTTACAACTTACAGAAGGTCGCAGAAACGCTATTCCCAAGCCTAAAGAACCATAAACATATATTTGTAGCTGACAACGATGAAAGTGGCACTGGCGAGAAAGAAGCTGTCAAAGCCAGCCAGTGGATCTTGAAGCAAAAAGGGCAGAGTGAGGTCCTTATGCCGATGGAGAGAGGCGATTACAATGACCAGAAGGCTGAGGATCAAGATGAAAAGCCAGCGCTTCAAATCATCGATATCACGCCCAGCGAGATCGACTTCATGCGTTCTGAGAAAGGTCGTATGCTCAATACGAAAGAGAATGTACAGGCAATCATGGATATCCACGCGATACAGGTGCGATACAATGTCATTAAGAAGAAGATTGAGATCGAGATACCCAACATGGACTTCAATGAGGACATGAAGGAAGAAGCCAGTCTGGTGGAACTGGAGGATCGCTGTATCAAGCAGGGCGTACCGTACACGCGAGTCAGAGACTATTTAAAGGTGTTGGCGAAGACATATAACCCTGTGGGTGAATGGATCGACAGCAAGGCATGGGATGGCACATCACGAATGCAAGGCTTTCTGGACACCATCACGAGCTCCAGCCCCACTGCTCTGAAAGAGATGTTGCTCAAGAAATGGCTCATTTCCTGTGTGGCAGCACTGTATGAGCCCAATGGGGTTGAGTTAGAGGGCATCTTGGTGTTCCAAGGCGCGCAGGGTCTCGGCAAGACTTTGTGGTTCAAGCGACTGTGCGATTACAACAACGGCTGGCTACTTGAAGGCGCGACCCTCAATCCATCGGATAAGGACTCTGTTAAGAGGGCGGTGTCGCACTGGATCGTTGAACTGGGTGAGATAGAATCGACTTTTAAGAAGTCAGACATAGACCAACTCAAGGCGTTTGTCACCAGTCGCACAGACGAGCTCAGGTTGCCTTACGACAGGGCTTTCACAACTTACCAAAGACGCACCGCGTTTTACGCGAGTGTAAACGCCAGAGAGTTTCTTACAGATACATCAGGCAACCGTAGGTTCTGGTGCATCGCAGTCGATGCGATTGATGTCAATCATGGGATCAACATGCAACAGCTATGGGCAGAGGTTAAAGAGACCATGTATGTCAGAGGACAAAAGAACTGGTTTCTCAGTCCAGACGAGCGCGAACTGCTGAACGACAGCAACGAGAGTTACCGCACACAATCGAGTGTCGAGGATCTCATCATGGAACACTGCGACTTCACCAGCAAATATCCGAGCGCTGTGCAGATGACGAAGTTGCTGAGAGATCTGGGGATTGCCAATCCGAGGATGCCAGACTTTAAAGAGGCATCTAGGGTGCTGGCTAACAATGGCGTAGAGCCACGCAGGACCAATGGCAAGAAGGTCTATGATGTGGACTACACGAAAGCGACCAGTGAGTTCTGATGCAGTGCTGGGCGTGTAAAGGAGAGCTCATCTGGGGCGGAGACCAAGACATCGAAGATGAGAGTGAGGACTATGCCATCGAGACCAACTTGAGTTGCCCCAAGTGCGGAGCATTTGTGATGGTACATCACGGATCAAAAGATAAATACAAAGAATTAACGGAAAAGGATTTGAAGGAATGGACGAAGAAATAAAGATTGAGTATCAGAGCAACGACTTCATGGAGTTTCTGGAGTTTGCACATCTGATGTATGACCAGTACATCGAGTTGCATCGTGACGAAGGCACTCGACCAAAGAACTGGGAGCAGTATTTGAATGAAAACTTCTTCCTGCTTACGGAGTTGTTTCGTGAGAAACGAATACACTAATGTGCAAAAGTTTATAATTGCAACAGTGTGAGGTGAGGGTAAGGTACACTGTGTTTGTAAATATGTATAAAAATGTGCATTGTAAAGATTTATATTAATTTGAACAGATTTGTGAAAATGTACAAAAGAGTGAGGGTTAGGACATGTCCTATCACTGTGCCTCACCCTGTACTCAAAGCTAACATTGGTGGTGGTTTCACTTATTAGGTAGTGTTAGGTAGATACATTATAATAATAATAATAATAATATATACCATAGCAGTAGCGCCCCTATATACAATACGGTTATACACCCCTATATAGGAGATTGCCTAACACTCACCCCTGTTACTGCTGGTTTATAAAAAAATGTAAAAATGGAGATAAATATTGAAAGGAGATAAGATAGTCAAAAAAAGTTCGTTCAAGTTTTTCGTTATGAGAATGTATCATGACAACAGGCAGGAGAGATGGCTGAATGGAGTTGATCCATACAAAAACATGTTCCGCTACTACAGAAGCAATAGAGCTTTTTTAATTAACAAGTACAAAGAGGAATCAGGCGTTGCCGAAGAAACCAAAGAAGCCACTGGTTGAACCACCAGAGAAGTTTGAATTGATAATGAGTGAGTTCAAACTCACGGACATGCAAGCATCATTCGTTTGGCATTACACCGAGGGTGCGTGTGGTCAGACAGAAGCAGCACGAAGGGCTGGTTACGAGTTCCCAGCAGCATCAGCGAATAAGCTACTGAAAACAGAGAGAGTGGTCAAAGCTGTCAAAATCAAACAAGACGAGCTGGCAGAGAAGTATGCGATCACACCACAGAAAACTGGAGCGATGCTCTGGAAGATTGCAGAGACATCGTATGAGAATGGTTACATGGGACCAGCCGTGTCAGCGATCAAAGAGTTGAACCAGCTTGCAGGGCTCTCAATCAATAGAAGTCAGAACATAAACATCAACGCGAATGTGGATAAGATGAGCAAGGAGCAGATCAAGGAGCGCTTGGAAAAACTGTTGGGAGTTTCCACA